AAATAGAAAGCTCTTCTTAAATTACTTATCTGTTCATCGGTGCGCATATCTCTCCTTTCAAGAGAAATTCAGTATGTTTAATAAAGATTATTCGCCTCGCATAGTATAGTCACATGCTAATGTGGTTATACCATAAACAGAAGAATTATACTCTATCGACATATCTGCAACTTCTTCTAAAGTACAAGCAAAAGTAGCAGAAGAAAAATTAGTTGGGTGTTCCTTAACTACTCTCCAATCTTTTAGAAGAAGTATGTATTTTGGTTTTAAATTAGACATTGTAACTGTATTTCTTCGCATAGCATAATCACATTCGAAAGTTTTTATATAATGCTTATTGTCTTCTTTTTCTCTAGTGATCATTGTTACTTCGGCCGGAGTATATGCAAATGTTGCCGAAATTATTTTTTCTGTTTCTTTATTTATTAAAAGCAGAATATGTTGTGGCATTACTATCTCCTTAAAATGATGATTTGAAAGTTGATTCATTGAAGTCTTTCTTATTTGCTAGTGCTTTCAAAATTGCCATATCTATTGGAGCTGTGGTACGAAGAGTGTAATAATATAGATCGCTAAATGGTGTATTTAAACGATCAATACGACCTGCCGCTTGTGTCATTGTTCGATATGAATAATTTGGAGAATAGAATATTATAACATTAGCTGTTATACATTCTATTGCTTCTGAACCAGAAGTATATTGAACTAAATATATCCAGGATTCAGTTGTTGGAATTGCTTCATGTTTATGGCCATTATATTCAGCCACATTAAATGTAGTATTCAAAAGTCGAAGATCATACAATTCATAATCGAAATTATAAAATACAATTACTCTTCGATGCATCATTGTTAAATCTTTAACCCTCACCAATCTATCAGAATCAGAATTAACTACTTTTCGAGCTAAGTAACAATACTGTCCGATATGTTTAATTGGTTTATCTTCAAATACATTCCATTTTTTTATCCATACCTTATCAAACTTTTCCTTATCATATCCTACTATGATATTTTCATAATGAGCAACAGTCTTCTTTTCGTAAGACATCATTACTGTTATTGCTTGTTTGTGTTCTTCCAGTATTCGACGTTCCACATAATGGTCAACCTTTGGAAATTTAGAAAAGTTATTATAGACCACATGTGTTCTCAAAAACTCAGTACGATTTTTATAGAAGCCGTTAGCAATAAATGCTGGAACATAATCCATCCAAGTATCGCCTGGTGTAGCACTAAGTATTATCCAGTTGTTACTCTTGGTTATTTTAAGAAACGATTTAACCCAAGAGCCTGACCCAATTACTCTTTGTTCATCAAATATAAAGAAAGCATCTTTTACCTTTACATACTTTCCTATATTATTCCAAGAATCGACTGTAACTAAAACACCGCAAATGCTAGCCTCTCTATTTGTAGATAAACAAAAGAAAGCGGCCTCGCGTTCCCAATCGAGGGTGTCTCTTTTTGCAGCTGTTGTGATTATATAGAGATCTTTTGGCTTTGCCATTGGGCAAGCAACATCTCCATCTTCTATCTTTCCACCACATTCTTTAGTATAATAGTAAGATATTGAAGTTAATGTTTTCCCAGAACCGACCCCACCGCAAAGGATGGAGCCGGTCTTTAACTGGTTGACAGCTGTTTGCTGGTGTTCAAATAACTTAATCGACATCTATTTCTTCTGAAGAGGAAGCAGAATCGGGAACATCTCGATACTTCTTTTCTAATTCATCTTCAATAAGACTAATATACATCGATTTAACGTAGGCTTTTACGCCTTTCTTTTTGTTAACATCCCAATTATAAGGACGAATGACAAGATCTATATTTTCAATCTCTGCCCAATCTAAAAGACTAATTGTATCTTCTTCTAACATTGTTTTTCCACCAGAAGTTATCATCACCATTTTTGGGATGAACTGTGGATTTGCATAACTTACAGAAACCTGAAGATAATCTTGAGGGCTATCCGCAGGATCTCTTGGCGTAAGGGTTTTAACATTCCAACCATCTTCAACAAGAACCTTTGCAAAATCTGCATCTAAAAGTAAACAGAAATTGCGTCTACCAGCGGGATTGAATTTTCCCTCTTTTCCAGAAAAATTTCTAAAAGCAATTTTTGCATTTTTAACCGTAAAATTTTTATCCATTTTTAATCCTTTCAAGATTAGTTAATCAGAAGTGAACCATTCAAAGTCCACAAACTTAGATATATCTTTTATTGCTTCATCGACTAGTTCGCGATAGTAATTAATATCTATATCTTTTTCTTTGCCAAGATCTTTAACTACTTCTGCTTCTAACCATCGATAACCTTTGCTGCCTGATGCCGCATTATACTTACCTTCTTTTTCTCTTAGAAGAACTCCTCCACCACATCCAGCTTTTATTGGACAGAATAGACCTGCTTTACCAATGAAATGATAATCATGTTCTTCAGGACCAAGATTTTCATTCATATCCAAATATAAGGCAGTACTAACTGCACGAGTTTCACAAAGATCAGAAAACACTATTGCTTCTTTACTGAAGAGGGTTTTGAATATATATGGTTGAGCAAATTGTGCACCAGTAGCAGTCCATTCATCTTCTGGATGATCAAATGTTTTACGACGAGCAACATAAACAGCATCATTTACTAAACAAAAATGATCATACGTTGCCTCGTGTTCAAAAGTGTACCCATATTGTTTTCCAAATTTCATTACAAAATCGATTATATCAGGTGTTGCATTTGGTATCTTGATAGAATCAGTCTTGATATGGATGGGTCTAAAACCCTTATCTTGGACTGCATGTTTGAGATCAATCATAAATAAAGCCCCACGCTTAGCAACAATATTATCCACATTGCGAGGATCTCTAAATTTATTTTGAAATTTGGCCGACGTCAAGCCATAAACAATATTAAGAATAATCTTTAAGGCATATGCTAAAGATTCTGTTTCCTCCGAAGAATCTAGATATTTCGCGAGTATTCCACCGAGCATTTGTTTTGCTGAATCATAATCCTTATGCTTGATAGCAATTCTGGCCAGTTTAATTTCAGAGTAAATTTTAGTATATGGCCCAAAAAGATCAAGCATCTCAATTGAAGTGGGATGCATCGACGCAACATCCAAAAGAGCAACATTTTCGTAGACTCCTGTTTCAGCATAAACATAACCACCTTCTCCGGGATCTTCTCCACGGTAACTACTCTTACCACCATCATAAGTATAACCGGGAAACATTATACTAAGATCAGTATATAAGAATTTTTCTTGAGGACGAGGATCATTACCGAATAGAATCTTTGCTGTGTGCATTTGTGTAGTATCATTAACCGTAAGTCCACTTAACTCGGCTAGTATTTGTCTTGCTATAAAATCTTCTTTTCGATCTTCAAATACGGCTTCAGTGGAAGTAACATCATTATCACAATACTCAGCAACGAGATGCCATTTTTCCTCAGGTACAGGTTGGTCCCATGGAAGACCAAGTTCTTGATGATGTATGCCCAATTCTATTTGAAATTTCTTAAGACTCTGCTTCTTGGATGAGAAATCATAAATATCTGTATAGGAAATATTATATGCTTCTCCAAACAATGCATTCTTACTTTCTCCGATTATTCGCTGACTAAGCGTATATAACTGATCATTATTATAACCTATATAACGACCATAAAGAATATGATTATCATAGCGACGACAATTAAAACCTACTAATTTTAACTTAAGTAATTCTTCTATGTCGGTAGCCGAAGGATTAATCATACGAACACATTTGTTTTTTTCACCAGCATATTTCCAATTTACCAAGAAGAGATTAGGAAATACCTCAACATCAAAAAAGACTAAGGTGTCTTCTTTATACTCTGTTGGAGGTTTACTTGACTCATTTGATTGAAAAGGCATTTGACTAACTAGCTTAACACAATAGCTTGATTGATGTGTACTATTATTGGCAAATGCTAATATCTTAGGTCTTAAATCAGAAATATCAAAAGCCAACCCAGAGTCATAAGCATCATGTAAAATCTTACTTATGAAATCTATGCTTGGTTTTGTTCCTGAATGTATTTCTTTGTTAAGATTCCTAAGTATTAATTCTCGAAGTGCTTTTTCACTCTTTACTGCATCAAAATTTATCACCTTTTCTCCTTTTAGAGGTAAGCCAGTACTTATAGTACTAACTGGAAAGTTATTACAAAAACTCAACTTACGTCGAAGAGAACTTGGACCAACATCTCCAATTCTAAATACTTTAACCTCAATCCCCTCTGAGTATAAAGAACTAAGTTTATCAGAATCATCACCATAGAAATAATGAAGATGCAAACCACTTTTACTTTTGCTATATTCAGCATAGGTTGGCGGCCATTTACTAGCTGCTTCAATATTAAGTTCTAGTGACTTCTCTCCTTTATCATCTTTTATATCAAAATCAATCACTATATGATTTATTGGAAGTAAAACATAATGAAGTTTTGAAGTATCAATATCTGAAAGTTTAGTAGTAACATCATTCCATTTTTTGTAAGGCGTTTCTTTTGACGTGGCATATTGAGCAGGATATGATTCTGCTAGTTCATCAAATATGGATTTTGTGTTATCCAGAACTAACCAACTAGAATGCTCCTCTACTGCCTCAACTTTTTCTCCTGATGTAAATTTGGAAGTTATAAAACCTGAATAATAACTTCTAACTTGTTTCCCATCAAGACGAGTCATTTCTGAAAAATTCTCAAAGTAGTTCTTAAACTCATCTCTGAATTTGTGCCGAGGCAATTTAAATTCAAGTTCTGATTCATCGCAATAGGTCTTATACATTTCATATGCTTGAGATAAACTAACTCCTGTTTGATCAGCAAACACAAGATAGTTACTCTCAACAAAGTTATAGAACACATCAGTTTGTAAAATCATATCTAATGGCCTATAATTTGAGTAATAATTCTTTCCCATATTGCGATAAACATTTAAACACTTAAAGGCAATTGCACCTAACTCAAATTCTACACGAGACATCAAAGCGTCATATTTTTTTGTTGGCAGTCTTCTACCTGAAGGCCTAACATCAATCAAACGCCTAATTATACCAGACTTTGCATCTGTAATTCTTACTGGCTTGTTAGTTGCCATAAATAAGAAACAGTTAGCTCGTGCAGTATAACTTGGTTTGTATTTCTCATTCATTGTCATTTCTTCATGAGAGACGATCGAATTTAGTTTTGTATTATCTTCAATCTTCGATAGATCACCATCATGTTGAATAGCAATTAATGGATTGTCTTTAAATACTTCGGTAGAGAAAGAACTAGTAGACGATGTTAAGGCTTTGGCATCGAATGTTGTATAATAGCCAATAAATAGTTTTTGTATGATATTAAGCATTGTTGATTTACCAGATCCACCTTTGCCATACAATACTAAGAACTTTTGAATATCTTTACCATCTCCAGCAACGATAGCACCTATTGCCCATTCTAATTTTGCTCTTTCTTCGGTATCATATAAAGTACTTATTATTTCGTCATATGCGTCGCATTTCCCTTCCTCAAGAGAATATGGTAAACGCTTACTGACATAGTCTTTCTTCTTCACCTCGGTATTAGCAAATACGAGATTAGCATCTAACTGATGAGAACTGTCAGAAATATGAGCCAAGTAGTTTCTATATTGAGACCAACTATTTGTTGAGAACTCGCTCATTAACTTAACTTTAACCACATCGTTTGAGTTACTCACTAATTTGTCTCGATATTCAATAAGTTCGGCATCAACAAGACGTTGAACATCATATTCACATCTGTACCATAGTTGTTTGTCATCATCCCATATAGCATAGAAACTTTTTCCTCTAACCATAAGGTCTTTGGAACGGCAAACTCTAAAGTCAGGATACACTTCAGTAATGCCACCTTTTGTACTTCTTTCTTTAGCTTGATAAAAGTCCACAGGTTAATCTCCTTTCAAGAGATAAATTCACTTGTTACACTGTTACGTTTTTTTACCAATTCTAAAACTTTTATAAATACTGTTTTTTCTCTTATTATTAGTTTAGGTAAAAAAGTGTAACAACGTAACACAAGTCATTTTTAACGGTAGGATAGTACCGGAATGTTCAAAATAAAGGCCTTAAAAGGGCTTATAATGGCAAAAATCTGTTACGTTTTTTTTACGGAAACGTAACAATGTTACACTTTTTCGTAACATTTTTCTAATTTTCTAAAATCGACTAGAAATTTGCTCGTAAAAAGTGTAACATTTTTACAAAAGTGTAACAGAAATTTGGGCTTTTTTAGGCTAATGTTCGTTCAAATAAGCCATTAATTGGTACCAAATCTCTACTTTTCGTTGGTCCTGTTCCGGATGTTTTAACGGAAATAGACCTCCGCGACCATTTGAATCATACTCACGTCCTAAGAATACGTGCAACTTTTGACTATTTTTAAGTCTCCTGGTGTCCGCATCCCTAAACCCGTAATATGGTTCCAGGTCTAGATTTTGTAATAGTTCGACAAACCAATTTGCAACCTTCGGCCATCCATTTAAATCACCGAGTATTCCGTCCATCTGAATAGCCAAAGCGATTAACATCTCGAGTACGGAAGCATTTCCATCTAAAGAGTAATTATAACCAGGATATAGATTGGCATATGTTTCTCTTAGCTGTATTCCGTCCTCAGAACGATTATCATCATTTGGAACACTCCAGATGAAAGGGCTTGCATGCAAATCTTGTAACAAATTAATCCATCCTCTGTCCGCTTCAAATATATTTACTTGAGTGCATAGCCAAAGGAAATAAGGATCTTCATTCTTCGGAATCTTCATCCTGTTTTTTCGCTTTCTTGACAGGCTTCTCTTCTAAAGGAACACCGAGGACTGTGTGTGAATATGAAGAGTGCACACGAATTACTTCAAAGTCCGCAGAGATATTGGTATTACGAACATAAACAACATCGACATCGTCCGAATTCATACCAAATTTTGTGAGAGAATCCGTACCGATAAGTTTCTCAACTTCCGGAATGGGAGTATCATCTGGCTGACAGAGAACGTCATCAGAATCATAGTATGTCAAAGTTACCTTTGAATTGTTCTCTCCGCCTTCATTGAAGTCTTCAATTGAGATAACGTATGGACGGGACATATCAAGACTATCTTCAGTCTCTTCGGCCTTCGCATACTTCTGAACTAGTTCGGTTAATTGATCAGGGCCACCTTTATCATCTTTCGTGAATTTGGTGTAATCAATTTTGACCATTTTTCGATCTTTTGGTGGACGTTTCAGAAGTGTGGGTCGCGAGTCGGGATCTTCAGACTCCTCCTCCGCAGCCTCCTCCTCTAATACTTGAACAGGGCCATTTTCAGCAGCCAGGATTTGATCAACAATCAAGGAACCAATGATGGCTCCCATTGCAGCACCGACGAGAGCACCACCAGCATATAAGCTGACAGTCTTAAGAGTTTGTGAGTTCATTATGTTTTTCTTCCTTTTTATGAATTAATTGACGGATATGAACAGATTCGCAATATGGATCATTTGGATTCTTTATAGTTGCATATACAGTTAATGTACGTTTTTTTGGTTCTGGGTCAACGGCGCCATTATCATACATATAAAGATCTGGGTAATCTTGAATATCTCGTAGGAAATGCCCAGATCCAAATGCAGATAGGCCGTCGCGTAGTCAGATTCTATCGTAGATCAAACCGTCGACATTGAAATCAAGCAAGATGGAACGTTCGTAGCCGTTCACGAAATCAGCATTCCGTACTTCGTATATACCGAAGTCAACGAACTCATCGCCACCTTTACTCATGACCCAACCCACAACTGAGCCGGCTTGAGTACGGGGAACGCCCAGCATATCATACACTTCGTTAAGGAAGAGATGACCGCGACTGCGTAGTGCATCGGTGCAGTATTGCTGAGTTGAAGTGAGGAAGAATTTGTTGAGATTGTTATCACGTTTCCATTCAACAGAATTTTCATCGAAGAAAATGGCATAATCACTTATGGCAGAAGGATCAACCAGATCATGAGTAATTTTCTGTTTTGATTTCTTACCATCACCATCTACAACCGTTTCAGTGCCAGTCTCTTGTGTAATGCCAAACCGGAAGTTCCGTTCTTTGTCTGTTCCGAATTCAGCAGCGATACGATCACGATATTTGTTGAAGCTGTCTTCAATCAGTTTGTAAGCGGCCATAACGGCGATATTACGTTTTGACAGAATGACATGGGAACCCAAGAGACAACTGATCGAGGCTACACCAATGAGAGCAGCAGGACCGTATAATTTAGAGAGAGCAAGGCCACGATGCAAATATGACAGACCAAGGTCTTTCTGGTAGTCAGTTTGTGAGTACTCATCTGGGGTATAAGTTTCACGGCCCTTGTGTACCTTGATCAGTTCTTGTTCGGATGGAGCCATAACCTCATCAAGTTTCAATGTTGCTTTACAAGCCATAACAGCACTTGTGACAATACCAATAACCCCAAGTCCCATGAGAATTTCGGGACTGTATTTCTTGGCGAGTAATCCGCCACGACTTAGGGATCTGGTGACAATACCTTGTGCATTAGATAGTTCCATTGTTTTTTCCTTTTTTTAAGTTATTAGTTGCTTCAAGCGCTGTAACACGCGATTCATAAGAAGTCTTAATTTGATTAGCGTACTGCTCCTTTTCAAATATTGCTTGGCGTAGATAAACAACCAAATCTAGAGCTTCTTGATATGCGTCCCATAACGGGTCTCGTCCATTAAACGGTTGTAGATGGGTTTTATATTTTTGTAAACCCATAACATCACGAGCTTGCATATCTTGGAGTACAAGGTCCCAAACATTAGGTAAATCATTTGATACTGGTGCTGGTTCGGGAATACTTGCTTTGTTCTTTTTTACCGATTCTTTAGACTTACTGGTTATTAAAATACCAACTTTTTCCAATTTTCGTCGGTTGTCATCCTGAAATTCTTTCATAGTTACTTCTTCTTATCAATTTTTTCAGCAGCTTTTGATATTTCTAAGGCTGCTTTAACTAGAGAATCAACTGCTAAACGGAAGTTAACAAAAGGCTCGGATTCGATAAGAGCATTCCATTCTTTAATCATACGATCAGAAAACTCTTTGAGCGCCAAATCCAACTCAATTTTAGTAATTGTTCCGTCCTTACACTCCTCCGCAATTTGGGCTTCTTTGTAAAGCTCTAAGTTTTTACTATTTGCAGCTTCAAGAAAACCAGGAGGAGTTTCAGATTTTAATTCTTTTTTTGTTTTTGGTACCCCACCAGTTAAATTGATTTCATCTTTTTTCATATTTACTCTACTGGTCTAGCTTTAGGGAAGGCAATAACATAACCTTCTCGAACATGATTAACTCGTGCTTGAGAGAGATTCGTCCAACCATATTTATTATCGGAGAAATCACTGTCAACATCAACGAGCTCAAAGAAGTCAGACAAAGTAGCAACACCATATTGATCAATTAGATCACAGAGATTTTCAATAACGTCCTCAGCCTCTCCGCGATCTTCGAGAACTATGTTCTCATATTTACTCTGCCGGAGAGAATGTACAGGCTGTTCACTTCTTGAGGAGAATCGATCACTATTGATGCTACGGCTTTTAGAGAAGTTATTATAGCTTACATAACTCCGATTACGATCTCGGGACAAGGAGCGATTACGACCGCCACTCTCACCAAATAAGAGCATCTCAATACCACCACTAACCATTTCTTGTATAGTGCTCTTGGCTGCAGGAATAAGTACATCTTGTAGGATATAACGAACAACAGCGCGAGCATCATTACCGAACAAAGTTTGAGTGATAGTATTGCCGATTGACTTTCTTTTTTGGATGACTCGTCCATTTGCTATTTTTTGAATATTTTTGGCGGGAACACTGCCATCTTCAGAGATAGCGAGTTTACTAATGTGCGAGTTAGATGGAAATTTCTCATTACTAATTTCTGCCATATTTATCCTTTCGTAGAAAAAGATAAAGTAAGATACCATGTTATTGATATCTCACTTCATTCTATTTTCTATTTGGTTTCCTCTTTCTCAGATTTTGGTTCTTCAACTGTTTTTTCTGGTATCATTCTGTTAATTTCGTTCATCACATAATCGGAACTTTTGTCAGCGACCATGCTACTAATAACGAAGCCTCCTGTTTTTGTTAACACTGTTTTTACAGTGCTAAGCCCAACTGGGGTATTCATTACTAGAACATTATCGATAACTTGCCCGACTGCGACTTGCGCAACAATACGAATAATCCATTTAACAATTTTCATCTTGTCCATGATTTAGTCTCCTATTTAGAATATAGTTTCATTATAGCAGACGTTATTTCTGCGAGGTTACGCAGTCGGACAATGGCCAATGCATCCACGTTTTCGGATATAACTACCATCGTCGAGATGCACAATTCCATCCACTACTTTTGTAGGCCGAATACCATACTGAGTAAAGACCATTTCCGTCATTTTTAAGATTGCTTGATCTGCTGATTTTTCATCAGTACAAATCTCTGCCGGAATAGGATTCGGAGAACCGATTGCCGAAACGTGATAATGTGTTGGGGATATAGCGACCATTATTTACTCCTTCGAGCATAACGACGATGATACATTTCACGACGTTTTTCTTTTGAAGGATCTATAATGCCAGAATAGAAACTTCTAGCATATATTAATGATTGTTCTAATCCGATAGCTATTTGTTTCATTAATTCACGACCAACTTCTAAAACATTTATAAGTGGACTGAATTTCATCGGTGAATATCCTTTCAAGAAGCTGTAAATATAGTACTAGTCGGGAAGAGTGATCATATCTTCGTCAGCGGTCTCTTCGCTTTTGATGCTCATAGAGACTGCAACGACGACCACACCAACGATGGCGCCGAGAACCATGGCACCTCTTTCAATCACGTCCAACTTGTGCTCAACAACCCAATTCTTCATTTTTTCAAACATTGTAAATCTCCTTTTTATTGTGAATATGATTAGTTGAATAAGATACGTGCCAGTAGAGCACAAATACCGATTACTGCGAAAATCATAACCAGTATAATACACCACAATAGTAATTCTTTATTTTCTTCGGACATGTCATTTACAAAACCCAACAAAAGCCGTAAGCCAAACAAACTTAGCAACAAATATAGTTGCGGTCACCATTAACATAATGAAGAACCAAGTTACAAGTGCCTTCGCTATATCATCGACATTTGGTGATTTTTTACCCTCGGGCATTTTTTCTCCTTTTATTGACTAATAAGATACACAGCAAAAATAATTAACGCGAACCATTCAATAATTGCAGATATGGCGGCAAGGATTACAAACGTTTTTGTTAGCCGATACCATTTATCGAGGTTCATTTAACTACCTGCGGACGTTACAATACAATGATCATGTTCCCATTCCTCGCATCTTTCAGATAATGCTGTCATTGCCTCTTTAAGCGTTGCGTGTCCTTTGGTACTATATACGATATTCCCATCAGCAATAAAACTAACCGTATATACACCTTTAACCATCATTACTGTTATTGATTTAAAATCCGCAGAATAAAGAGCCAAAATAGTTTCAAATGCCGCATATGATATCATTCCGTTTCTCCATTCAAGAAATCATTTAAATATGATGGGAAGAAGGATCTTATTTTATTCTTTTCTATCCAGTTGAAACAGGATTTGTCCAACGATAACATAGCCTCCTCGATTGTTTTAAAAGTAATACTTATATCGCTAGTACACACCTTAGTACTATTTGAAAGAATATAAGCACTAAAGCCATCAAAATTACTACCCTCAATAATTAATTTATTTTGGTAACCATATAAAGGCGATAATAAGAAAACAACAATGTGGCTGTACATTATATCATCCTTGGTCCGTTACGATAATCAATAACAATGCATGGTGTTCCATCGTCAGCAATCTTAGCCGAGAATATAATCTCAAGTTTACCATGCTCAAGAACCCAACCGGTATCTCTACCCGTTTTCGTCTCTTCAAGACCCAACTCAGAATATAATTCATTGAGACTGCGGTACATCTCAGTGATTAGTGCCTCGTTGAAATCATTCTGAATACGACGGATATTTTCGATATCGTTCTTGAAATATCGTCCTGAGAGAACATCATAACAAAGAGTATTGCCCTTACCTGTTAATATGATAGTATTCCCAGATAAAGGATTAGAGTTGATCTTATCTTGGAGTATTTGTTCCTTGATCTTCTCCTCTTTGTTTTTGCCGATTGTCTCGACAACTTTCGCCTGATATTCCTGCATTGCACGTTCTGTGAGTGTATAGAGGCTTGCGAGAGCCGCATTACGGCGAAGACTAATAGAATTAGCTCCAATAATACAAGCAATTGTTGCAGCACCTACAGCAGCAGCTGGAATATAACATTTCCAAGTCAACTTGATGATTTCCTGTTTTGTTTTTTCAATAGGAACATGTATTGACCCGGGACAAGTTTCAAATTCCATATTTTCAGGAGCATTCAAAATATCAATTGCTTTTGGTGTTGCCTGCACGGCTAGAATAACCGTACTTACAAGCCCAGCAACACTGAGCCCAGTTAGAATCGTTGGGGAGTTTTTATTGAGCAACATACCCAATTCCCTAACACCTTTTTGTATTGAATTTGGTGACATATTGTCTCCTTTCAAGAGATAAAAAATATACCCTGCGAATACTATTTTCTCCGAGGGTTTGGTTCTGTACCATATCTTTCATTATAAGGTATGTTAATCCTGCGAGAATAGTAAGTCAGACAGCACTTCACGAATTTTCCCAACAAGCCATGAGGTTTTGATATACTCACCCTTTTCAGCTTCTTTAAGGATTTCACGAATAACAGCTACAAATTTGCCATTTTCGGCAATCTGTTTAGTAATGGATTTAAATAATATGGCGTTGTCTTTTTTTAACTCAATATTAATTTTTTGTTGCTCATCCGCATTTTCCATTACTTCAATAGCTTTTTGGAACTGTGTTTTTTTAATTGGTTGGTCACTCATTTTCTCTCCTTTCAAGAGACAAAGAAAGAATGCTAAGTTTCCTTAACATTCAGTCTTAACCATATTTATTCAATAGCGGGGGGTTCTTGATTGTTCAAAATTGCTTCGTTGATTGCTTTACCAGCAGCTCTACATGCAAGCGTTACTCCAATACCAATTACACCGATGACGACGTATTCGCCAATCATCTTTGCAGTTTGTTTTGTAGCATCGCTCGTAATAAAACTTACGGCTTTGTTTTTCAATTCAACAAGTTTCTCATTCATCAGATTTTCTCCTATTAGAATTTTTAATATGTGTTTCATTATAACCCTTGTAATTTCTGCGAGAGAAAAAAGAAATCTACTTTTCAGTAGATTCTTCTTTTGAATTAACATAGCAAATTCCATCAACAACGGTGATATGATTTTGTACAAACAGATCAATTTTTTTCTTGGCAATTACTTGTTGAATTGCGTTAGATATTACTATTGCTCCTAAAACGATAGGAACAACTAGTGCTATACTAACAGCAAATCCAGCACGAACATTGTCATTTAAATTTGTGTCTTCCATTTTACATCTCCTTTTGAAATGATTAAATTTTTATATTAGTTTCATTATAAGAGATGTTATTTCTGCGAGAGAAAAGAAGAATACTAAGTTTCCTTAATATTCTACCTTCGAACCAATTCTTATTTTTGAGTTAATGCTTAAATATCTCTATTGCAAAATTCCAGCTACGACTAAGTACAAGGTGATAAGAGTACCGATAGTAATAGCTATTAAAGCTACTACCATTGCAAGTAATCGTATTCCTGGTCTTAATTCAAAGTTTCTGATCTTTGTGTTAAGAGCAATAATTTTTTTCATTAGAATCTCTCCTATTTATGAATTATGTTTCATTATAGGGGATGTTTTTTCCGCGAGGAGAAAAAAGAGACACCATGTAATTGGCATCTCTTTTCAAAGCATATTTCTTGTGGAAGGCGTATAGTTACATACGACCCTTCATCACGAATCCTATCGCCTTTGATGACATAACGTTCAATTTCTCAAAGTTCAGAATCAGCAGGATACCTAGAATATTAATTCCTCCAGCAATCAACGCGTCAGTGTTAAGTAAGCGATCAGGTTTTAAACTTCTCGCTTCACACAACACTTTAAGTTGTTTGACTTTGGCCTCATATTCAGGACTCTCTGGTTTCATACCTTCAAGTTCTTTGACAATTCTGTCAATCTCATCAGTAATAGTTCTCTTGACTTCTTTGGTGGTTTGCATTTAGCTGTCTCCCATTCAAGAATTTATCTTTCATTATAACAGACGTTATTCTTGCGAGTTAGACCTTATTTTTTCCAGCCGCATTGAGAGCAGTTGTGTTGTATGCCGCGCTACTTAGGCCAAGTAACATTCCTATAAGAGCATCAATAGCGGTAAGCGTTCCAACAACTAACTCGGGCGATGGAATATGCCAAATGGTTGCCACAGCGAAATATAGAGTGGCTAATGCCGGGATCAAAAGTTGAGCAACCCACTTCATTACATCATAAAAAGTCACAGTTTGTGTAGGAGGCAGAACATCTTCACTGGATAGCATATATCCACGAGCGCTGACTTGCTTGTTATAGTTAGCAGTACTAATACCAAGTAGAACGCCTAGAAAGGCATCAACAGCAGCTAGAGTGCCCACTACTTGCTCAGGATATGGAAGATTATACATCTCAGCCATAGCGAAGTAGAATGCACCAAATGCAGGAAGAAAGATCAAAGCGATGAATTTTAGAACGTTATAAAGCTTATTATTGAAAATCAATTTTACTCTCCTTTTTATTACTTGTCCAACAACCATCGGAACTGATTGGAAGTTTGTCAACATCCATCATGATTCGTTTTGCACAACCATTTCCACCCATTTTTACATAAGGGGCGTATAAATAGTCATGCAAATTCTCATATTCATCGCGAGAAATAGAACCACGATTGATGTATGACATTCCTAAGAATATAATGCGGTCATGTGCTAGACCGATTAATACTTCGGTTTTGACATCTTTTTTTTCAAGCATTTTAATAATAAAGAGCCAAAAACCAGAAGACGCCAATATGCTGCCTACTATTGTTATAATGATGGTTAGCATATCCTTTTCTGATAGTCCGTCCATTTCGTTTTTTGTCTCCTCACAATCTTATGTTTCCTCCTTTAATCAGTTAGAATTTTTTCTGCAAATCCGAGATAAATAAAATGATTTTGATTAGCAACCATTCCCCAATCGCCATTAACTAACGAGACAAATACTTCGGTGCCAGGATAATACTGACCAAGTTTCTTCGATGTCACATCAGCAATAGGATTCGCTCGGATAAATAGATACGGTTGTGCGGTAATACGATAATGCCCCGGAGCATTTTCAGGTTCTTCTGGTTCAGGAGTAGGTACTATTACGCTATTCCTACCAGACAACTCGATATACTGAGCATCTGTACCAATCCAACCACTCATATCAAGATCTGAACTCTGTGTGCCGAACCAAGTAATGCCGTCACTATCGCCGTCATCATCTTGATCTCCGTCCTGAGCAAACTGCCAAAGACTGGGTGGAATTATCCATCCATTTTTCTTGCACATATAGATTACGTCATCGGCATCAACGTCCGCACTACGGAAAGGATACCAGGCTACCCACAGCATACGATCGCGGAACCAAGACCAGAACCAACTAAGCCAACCAAGACTTGCGTAGATACCGTTCTTGATTTTGAGAATATCAAGACGTTCTAAGAAGGTTCGATTAATTCGATTAGCGTGGATCGATGGTTGCTCATTGTGCAAATTCAGGGCTTTTAGATCTTCAGGTTTTGCGCCCATAAGGGGCTCAATATCAAGAAATACAGCTTTGATACGAGATGCCCATGGCTGCATCCATTCCCAACAGTTATTGGCCTGTTTTAGGCCCCATTCCGCATCGGACATTCCAAATGCTGCAGTGCCTTTAAAGTACCAATTACTGTAGTAGTCTGAATAGAAATATACGTAGATATCCAGACCAGCGATCCTAGCTGCTTGAGTGATATTCTCGATGAAGCGAGGATCAATTGTATTACCATAACCGATCCTGATCACAACACCTTCACACCGAGAGGCAAGTTTTACCCAATCGATTTTTCCCTGGTACTGACTAACATCAATAATACGATACTTAAACTGATTTAGTTTTATTCCCATTTATTCTCCTTTCAAGAGAGGTTAAGAACCTTTAAGGGCTATGGCAAAATGATTAGCGTATGCTCCAGAATTAAAAGTCCAACTCATAGGGGTTGCTCCAGCTAATCCAGGTTTTCTTGATACAGATATGGTAATTCCAGAACTCGGATATTGACTAAGTAAAGCTACTTGTCCTGAACCAGGAGTTCCTGTAACTTGATTAATTCCAAGAACGTCAAGAATCACATCCTCCGCAGCCGACGTTGGGGTAAGATTGGTAGATGCCCCAGGAGCAGCAACTGTGGAAGAATAACCTCTGAAAGGTGCCTCTTGAGTGCCGACCCAATTCGTAGCAAAACCCCTACCAGAATTTGCACCGCTTGATGTAATTGTAATTGTTCCTGATCCAGCAGGTGGATTCTTTAAAAATAGTACTCCAGTTCTAAATGCAGTAGTTCCATTAATAAAGGTATTTGAACAATCAAGACTTGCTGCCCCAAAAGTTGCTACTGGAACAGCACCATTATTTCCAAAATTTACAAAAACAATCAAACAGTCGGTTCCACCATCTACAGTATGCGTCCATGAAAGTGTTCCAGAACTATTAGAATACGATGTAGACGCTAGCATCATCAAACTTTTGGCAGGAACTATAAAGTCTCCGACTTTGTTAAAATGCCTTATTTTATCAACAAGACCTGATAATACACCTTGAATAAAACGGGTAATTCTATTTAGAGCGAGTTCCCAAATCGAAATGAGAAGCCAGGAACGGTCAAAATATAGTAAGTTATAATTTACCATGCTATGACTCCTTATATGTGAGATATGCTGATCCCGCTTTATCTGCGGCGCCCTGTTTAACTTGTACCAAATACCCAATTGGAAGTGATATGGCAGGTTCAATAAACCATGCCGAGCCCTGACTTAAAGTCTTTGACTCGGTCATCTTCACATTAGAACTACCATCTATAACACGGTAACTAACTGTTTGGGTCGTTAGTTCATTATTGACAATGAGCAGTCCTTCAAGGTACGATTTTGCAGAGGCCGTAAGAAGGGTAGACCAAGCCGTCCCTGTAAAATTAAGAACAGCAGCCAAACCTTCCCATGGGCCATAAGCCGCAACAGCATGCGAACCACAAGTTGCTCCAACCTTAGCTTGAATCTTTGTGACTGTGCTGAGATTGAATGGAAACTTAAGTTTTAATCGTTCTCCAGCATTCAAGAAAATCTGTACAATAGTATAGTCAGTGGCACTTCTAACAAGTTTAAAGAAGAAATCCGTACCAACCGTAGCGTCCTCATTCGATAATTCGATATAGTCAACTCGGTATACGCCAGATACAGGAGCAGGTACTAAATCTTGATATGCAGTTGTTAATGCTAGAAATGCAGATTCAGAGGCCATATTTTCTGGACTCCAACTACTGATTAGTGCTCCACTGTCAGCAAGACCTTTTGCCGTAATATATTTAAAATCGTCCGTACCAGCAGCAACTTCTTCAGAACTAGCTTTAGTTGGAAGAGCATCAATTTGTGCTTGGAGATTACCAGCAGCATCAGTTGATAATTGGTCTTTCATTTCGTCGAACCAAACTTCAAAATCAGCCTCAAGTTGCCCAAGTAAGGTAGCAGTGTCAATG